AGCAGTTGAGTGAGGGCGATAAACGGCAAGATGTGCTTATTCAACTGGAAGGCATCTTTGCAAAAGTCAAAGGGCTCCCGAAACGCCTTGCCGCGGACTTGTTGAATGTTTACGGCCTGACGGCATTTGAGGTCGTCAAAAATAATCCTTATGTGCTGATCGAAATGAGCCGGATAGGGTTTGTTTCAGCGAACAAGGTTGCGCTGGCTTGCGGGGTTAAGCTGGATGATCCTGAGCGTATCAAGGCCGGGATTATATATGTTATCAAACAAACGATGCAGGAAGCCGGGGACGTATGGCTAAACCCAAAGGCAATTACTGTAAATCTGATGGATTTAATTCCTGGGGTTAAACCTGCTAAAATAAGCTTGATGGCAGGTGAGCTTATTAATGATCAGACTTTGACTGAACACAACGGATTTTTCACATTCGCGCAGTTTGCAGACGACGAAAGTTTGATAGCGGACTGTGTAACGAGGTTTTTGGGTTGACATTTACTTTAAATTACTATAATAAAATAATGAAAAGGAAAAGCTTTTATGAGAAGTCACGGTCTCAACAATCAATTTAAGATTCAAATAGGGTATATCAAAAGACTGCATTCCACGTGCAGTTTAGGAGCCGTGACCTCCGTTTTGGTATGCCCTATTTGTGTTTTAAGGGGGTTGTTGTGGAATTAATTGAATTAACCAAGGTGTGTAGTAAGTGTGGGGAAAGAAAAGGTTGGTTAGGTTTTCATAAAAAGAAAAGTGGTTGTTGGGGCTTAAAAAACTTACAATTATTACCTCTTATGAAAAATAAAATTAAAGGTGGTAAACTTAACAAGCCATTTCAACCATCATTACCATTATGATAAAACTTACCCAACAACAGTCAAGCGCTTTGAAAATGGTACGAAAAAATAAACTGTCTATCCTAACAGGCGGGCCAGGCACGGGTAAGACTACAATAACAAAGTCTATTATTGATTGGATGAAATCAGAAGGGCATGCAATATCGTTATGTTCTCCCAGCGGTAAAGCTGCAAGCATTTTAAGTGAAATGACAAATCACCCGGCAAGTACAATCCACCGGCTGTTGCGTCCCATTCCAATTAAGGTTAATGGAAAATTACAATTCCAATTTTCTTATAATTCTGACAATCATTTAGACTGTACATTCTTAGCGATTGATGAAGTCTCTATGGTTGGCAACGACCTTATGGCTTCATTGTTATCAGCGGTGAACTCTTCTAAAACCAAGGTTTTACTGATAGGGGATAGCAACCAGTTGCCTTCAATAACTCCAGGCAATATTTTATATGACCTTATATCCTGCAAAGCAATACCATGCACGGAACTTACAGAGGTGTTTCGTAATAGCGGTGCGATAGTAGATCTGTGTACTTCCATCAGGACGGATACAGCTTATGTCTTACCAAATGCGCTTGACATTGAGGCCGGTCAAAATTATATTCATGTTGAATGCTCCAACCCACAGACCATCCATGATACAATTGTCAAGCTGGCCACGGTCAACATGCCTAAACGAAATTATGACACTACAAAAGATGTCCAGATCCTTTCACCGGTCAACAGTAAAACGGTGTTATCATGCGATGCGTTAAATGGATCGATCCAGGGTATTGTGAATCCACAGGCTCCGCAGGAATGTATCAACAACAGCGTTTTTAGGCTGGGCAGCAAGGTAATCAACTGTAAAAATGTATATGATTCTGTGTCTTTTGAGTCCAACGATAAAGAAATCGTGCTTAACGGTGATTGCGGTACGATCATTGACTTGATGGGTGACAGTAAAAATATGGTAATAGCATTTGATAACCCTCCACGGAAAATTATAATAAATAAATATAAGCATAATTTAAAGCTTGCCTACTGCCTTACTTCCCACAGAGCGCAAGGTTCAGGCTATCCCGTGGTGATATTTCCGGTTCATAATTGTTTTTCTTATCAAACCAACAGGGCATTATTATACACGAGTGTATCACGAGCCCAAGAGATATTAATTACAGTTGGGCAGCGAACAGCTATTGAAAAAGCCAGAAGAGACACAAAGGTTTATTTTCGTAAGACTTTTCTTTCCGATAAAATACAAGATAGGCTTTTAGATAATCTATAACCTGACAATATCGACTTTCAAAAATGTTGGGCTTTAAAAAATCTTCAATTACTTTGTCTTGACGGTTGGCGGGAATCAAAAGGAATTAAAACCGAAAGGGATTACGCAATGAGCAAATCTATGCCGATTGTATTGGATAAACACAGCCCGATAGGATGGGATAGAAAATGAAAATGTTTTATTGGGAACAAGACGGAAATATTATACATCAAGGGCATGTTTTAGATGTGCTAAAGGAGATGGCCCCAGAGAGTGTCCAGGTTTGCACAACCTCGCCACCCTACTGGGGCCTTTGACTTAGGGATTACGGTCTACCGCCGATGATATGGGATGCTGTTGAGGGGTGTGAGCATGTTTGGGGAGATGAATGCTCGAGGCCTCGAGGGGGAAATCCGAACCAAGGGCTTGCGTTTACAGGGACAGGAGCGCCAGAAACAAGAACTCGAGGCCTCGAGGATAGAATTATAAAGGACGGTGCATCTTCACAAGGTCAATTCTGCCAAATCTGCGGAGCATGGCGCGGCTGTTTAGGATTAGAGCCTACACCTGACTGCGGACGGCCCTTTATGGAGCTCCGAGACGACCTGACGGATAAAGAGCGTGAATATGTAATGAGTGAGCTGAAAAAAGCGGGGTTAATCTGATTTTAATTACCTCTAACCCAAGGCTACCATGAAACATATTGATATGCAAGAAAAAGCTGTGTTGCCAAACTATAGAGTTCCACACCATTTAAGAAAGTTCTTTCGCCCTAAATTGTGCAGTTGTTATATCTGCAACATGACAACCATATTCCGAGAACTGAGAAGGGTGCTTAGAAACGATGGCACGCTTTGGTTGAATATTGGCGATAGTTATTGCGGAGCGGGCGGAGATTATAAAAACGGGTCTCAGGGAGAAAATAGTTGTGTTGGGAAAACGGCGCCGGAAACCATGCCGGGATCCGGAAGGCGGGAAAGAATTAAAAAAATGGGTCAGGTTGGACTAAAACCAAAAGACCTTGTAGGGATCCCGTGGATGCTCGCCTTCGCCCTTCGTGCTGACGGCTGGTATCTACGCTCAGCCATGCCCTGGGTAAAAAGATCAGCCATGCCAGAAAGCGTGACCGACCGCCCTGCGAGTGCTTTGGAGTATATGTTTTTGCTTACGAAATCAGCTCGTTATTTTTTCGACATGGACGCAATTAGGAAACCACAAAGCGAAAAAACTAATCCCCGATATTCAAAAAGAGTTGAAGCCGGTCTCGAGGAACCTCCTGCAGCAAGAAAAGACAGCAAAGAAATTACAGGACCAGGCTTTGAAAAGTTCCGAGAACATACCCCAAAAACCGACCTTGGAGACAGAGGCCGCAACTTTCGCAACACAGACCTATTTTTTGAGAGCCTAAAAGAGCCTTATGGCATGATATTTTGTGGTGATGAGATGGTGGGGATTGATTGCAATCCGCAGGCTATGAAGGAGGCCCATTTTGCCACCTTTCCTGAGAAGCTAATAACGCCCTGCATCCTTGCGGGAACGTCAGAGAAGGGTTGCTGTGTTGAGTGTGGGGCGGCTTGGGCGAGGGTTGTGGATTATAAAGCTAATTACGAGAAACGAGAACCGGCACACGCTCCAAATAACTGCCCAACAAAAGTTGATTCAACCGGATGGAAACCACCAACGATAAATCAAAAGGGCTGGAAACCTTCTTGCGAGTGCATACGAAAGCAGCATCCAGGGCTTGAGATGTCGGGGTCTAATTGGCTGGAGTTAATTGACATGGTAGCCGAAAACCACAAACCAATTCCATGCACCATACTCGACATTTTCGGGGGATCGATGACCGCGGCCATAGTATCTCACAAACACGGCCGGAAATTTGTAATGATAGAATTATCCAAGACTTATATTGATGAAATCGGAATACCACGCATTGAGAAGGCAACAAAGCAGAAGGGATGGAATAGGTTTAAATGATAATTATAATCGACAAACAAGAGAAAAAGTTAGGCGTAAGGGGTTATGATTTTAAAACCATCAAACCAGATCCGCCCTTGACCGAACGAGCGCATTTAAAAACGGGTGATTACAGCATTAAGGGACTAGAAGATAAAATAACCATAGAAAGAAAAACCTTGACCGACTTGTTTGGCTCGGTTGGCAACGGAAGGAAGCGACTGGAGGCTGAATTTCAACGGATGAAATCTTTTGATTATGCGGCCATAGTAATAGAGTCTCCTCTTGCCAGTATATTCACAAATCCCCCGGGCAGGTCAGACATGAAACCAAAATCAGTTTTCAGAACGCTCATCGCATGGTCACAGCGGTATAATGTACACGTTTGGCCGATGTGGAATCGTGAAGCTGCGGAGCGCGTAACATATTTAATCCTTAAACGATTTTATAATGATTATAAGAAGGGTGGAAAATGAGCTATGTATTTTTAACGTTTATTAGTTTAGTGTTATTTGCTGTTATGATTATCTGTTTTCTTTTGAGCCAAAAGATGATCCGATTGATAACGATGTTATATTGTGTAAATTTGAGACACAGGACACGTTCCAAATAAAAGATTGTAGGCCGCAAACAGAGCATTATAAAAAATCGAAAGACAAAGAAATTGACCCTTATTTACAAACAAGGTAAATAAAAGGAGGTTAATATAAATGATAAAAATACCGTGTGAATATCGTTTATCAAAAAGATGTCCAGGTCACAGAATGGTAAAAAAGCGATATTTTAAAGCTTTAAAACATCGTGCCTGTAAACCGTGTATCTCTATATTTTTATCTCAAAAGAGAAATACAGAATGTGCGATCAAGGAAAGCAGAGAACACCGCCCATCGGCAAAAGAAACCCGAAAGCCAGAGTGTGACCATTATTATAAATGTTTGACTGCTGCGGGGCTTGCAAACAGGCCCACTGTTGGTTGTGATGATTGCGAACGCGAATCGTACACACTAAAACCGCAACTCGACGTATTCCCGAACATGAACGCTGATGATTATTACACACTGTCATCTGATTTGCGAAAAACCATTCATATCTAAAAACCCCACGGAGAAAAACCTGTGACCATTGACGAAGTCAAGCGCGAAGTCCTGTCTAAACTAAACCTTGAATCTGAGTTTCAATCCTTCGGCATAAATCTAATCGGCAAGCCTTCACCTAAAGGTTGGATTAAATGTCCGAGCCCCTTCAATCCTGATAAATTCCCGTCGTGCGGTGTTAATGTTGACGGATCTGGTGTCTTTGGCGGCTACCTGCGGATATTCAACAACAGCGGCCCACGTCAAGCAGTTGGATTTTTTGACCTGGCACGTGAGCTTGGGCCGTGCGCCGGCAAAGAGTTTATCGAGATTTTAAAATATTATGCCGACAAAACCGGCGTTGAGTTTGATTATCATGAGACTAAAAAGAAGGCGCCTGCAGCACCTAAAGATAAAATAGTAGCTACTTATGATTATGTCGACGCATCTGGAAAGTTAATATATCAAGTGTGTCGATTATCACCAAAATCATTCCGGCAGCGAAGGCCGAATCCTGGAAAACCTGATTCCTTTGTTTGGAATATGGAGGGTGTTATTCCACTGCCCTACCTTATTAATAATGTGATCGAAAACAAGACCATTTATATTGTCGAGGGCGAAAAGTGTGCTGATGATTTACTCGAAAAATTTAAGCTACCCACAACAACGTTTCACGGTGGCGCCGGCAAATTCTGGCCGGAGATCCTGCCATATTTCAAAGACAAGTACATCATCCTGATACCCGACAACGATTCCCCTGGTAAAGACCACACGGCGCGTCTGGCCGGTGAGTTCCACAAAACAGCAGCATCGGTCAAAATCGTTGAGCTGCCGGACCTCAAACCAAAGGGCGATATATCAGACTGGATAACTGCCGGCGGCACAAAGGACCAACTGTTTGATTTATGCAAAAAGACGGCAACCTTTGAGGCGTCAGAATGCCCGATTGATGAACTCAACAAAACTCACGCTGTAATTATGATCGGCGGCAAGGTCCGCATACTATACGAAACGAAAAACTTTTCAGACCGTCCGGATATTCAATTTTTAACCGAGTATGATTTTAAAGTTTTACATGCAAACCGTAAGATTCCGAATCCACAGGCTGGCCAAAAAGGTCAACCAAAATTAATACAGCTCGCAACCGCCTGGTTGGGATCCGCGAAGCGTCGAGAATATCGCGGCATAATATTTGAGCCCCAGGTGAAAAATGATAAATTTTATAACCTCTTCAGTGGGCTCGCATACCACCCAGAACCTGGTGATTGGTCATTATTCAAAAAACATATATTTGAAAATATCTGCGCCGGCAACCTGTCTGATTTTGATTGGCTGATATCCTGGCTTGCTCGAACGGTTCAGTATCCAGGAGGCGAAAAGCCTGGAACCGCTGTTGTTATGCGTGGTGAACGCGGCACCGGTAAGGGTATATTTGCTGAGATATTCGGGAAAATATTCGGACACCATTTTTTACAAATCACGAATTCAAAACAAGCGACCGGGCGATTTAACGCACACTTAAAAGATTGTTTATTGCTGTACCTGGATGAGGCGTGGTTCGCTGGTGACAAGGGCAGCGAGGGCGTCCTGAAAGGCCTTATAACATCAGATAGGCATATGATAGAGCTTAAAGGCAAAGATGCTTTCATGGTGTCAAATCACGTCAACTGTATTGTTGCGTCAAACGCTTCATGGGTGGTCCCAGTCGGCAACAAAGAACGCCGCTTCTTCCTTCTCGATGTTTCAAACGCACATATTCAGGATCATCAATATTTTAAGGCAATATCTGACCAAATGTATAAGAAAAACGGAATATCGGCCATGTTGCACGACCTGTTAGCCGTTGATATTTCAAAGCATAACCTGCGAGAAGTTCCAAAAACTGTGGGACTGTTCGATCAGCTCATTCAAAACTTTTCATCATTCGAACAATTCTGGTTTGAAAAACTGCTTTCCAGTGCCGATGTCGGTTATATTGACGGCTTCAAAACAAGCATTTTGACGACCCAATTATACGATCAATATGCCGATTTTTCCAAGAAAATAAATGCAAAATATATTTTAACACCGGCTGTTTTTGGTAAAAATCTGTCAAAATATTGCGATGTCGAGGTCAAACAGCGTCTCAATTCAGACCAAAAGTATGCCAGATATTACTTTTTACCCGATAAAACGTCATGCAGGCAGCAATTTTCAAAACAAATCGGTATGAAAATTGATTGGAAGATTTTGAGGGCAGAAAATATTGATGATGAAGTGGACGGGATTTAGAGCCTTGAAACAACAGGCATATAATAAGTAAAAAACGGGCAAACCATAGGGCAAGCGGATTATAAATGTTTTATTTTATTACACATAACAAGCACAACAGGTAAAGTCCTTACTTTAATAGAAGAAAGATAGTATATATATATAGGGAAATACGATAATACACAATATGCGATTAGGTATCTTATATATAACAAATTTAAAATTTGCCCGTTATGGCCGTTTGCGCGTTATATACAACAAAATCAAACACTTGCAAAAAAGTTGCCCACCAATTACCTATTATTGCCTGTTATGGTCAATAATATCAGTGGTTTATCCACACTGTTTAAATATATTATCAAAAACGCTGTATGCAAAAGGCGTGCCACAACCACAAAACCAAGATCAGGTTTGGGAGGGATAGGGGAATGAAGAAATATAGCGATGTCGATTGTCCGTATTGCGGAGAAGGTCAAGAAATATGCCACGATGATGGGTATGGTTATGAGGAAGACGAGGTTTTTGAGCAAGAATGTAGCGGTTGCGATAAGATTTTTGTATTTACGACGTCGATAAGTTTTTATTACGAGGCACGGCAGGCGGCGTGTAAAAACGATGACGGCGAACATGAATGAAAAGACAAGGTGGGGTATCCAAGGGCGGCATTTATAGGAAAGCAATTTTGTGTTGTTTGTGATGAACAAAGAGACACCGTGGACCCCTTTTTATGGGTTGGGTAGTAGGAATGTTAACGGCTGGCGTTTGGTTTGCTTTTTGGTGGGTTGAAAAGAACTATGGCATGCCGGACCAGGACGACGTTGATCCGAATAATATTGACATTTGATGTTAAATAATATACATAGCAATAATGGAGACTAAAAAAGAGGGGCTGTAATCGAGAGATAATATGAACAAACTATTAGAAATACTCATAAGTACGAAGCCTAAGCATCAAATTTTTACCGGTATTATGGTCGCGATTCTGTTTTCACCGCTTATTTGTGCGATTATAATATATCAACCAGCATCAGCACCAGCATCAGTATCAGCACCAGCACCAGCACCAGTAAATTACAAAAAGCTATATGAGAAAATAAAGAAGATACGAGAGATTGTGAAAAAGCAGGAAATTATTAAGATAGGAAATTATTAAGCGAGACGAGGATATGATTAAACCATGACTCCAACGCGAGATGAGATAATCACTAAGCACATACCCTACGCTGTTGGCATAGTTCACAGACTACAAAAAATATTACACTATGACGCTGTTGAATATATGTCTGTAGCGCTCGAAGAATTAGTGAGCGCGGTTGATAAGTACGAACAAAACAGAGGAGCAACACTCAAGACCCACATCGGCAACAAAATTCGACACGCCCTGATAGATCATTATCGATCAACCACAGCATGGAATCACACCAAAGGCGAACCTCTCAAACGCCATCCCCTAACCGCGACAAAAAATCTTGACGATTACTCAAACACGTATGCGGTATCTGTCAACGGCACGGAAAAGAAAGTATGCGACAGGGACCTAGCCCACAAAATCTTAGTGTATGTTAAAACTATCGACCTTCCTATTAGAAAAAGCGATCCTTTCGAGGCTTTTAGGGCATTTTTTATGGACGATCTTTCAATGAGCGAAATAGCAGAGATTCAAAACATTACCGGAGGCCGGGTATCTCAAATCATATCACAGATAACAGCCAAAGTTAAAAAACGTTTCCGGCAGGAGGTCTGATGGCACCAAAAGGCAAAAAGAACAAAAACGGACTGACTCCCAACCAACAGATATTTGCCGATGAGTGGCTGAAGGACCGGAACGGCACCAGGGCATACCTCGTAGCATATCCCACCGCAAAGAAAGAAGAAACCGCAGCAGCAGCAGCAACCAGGTTGTTAAAGAATGTTAATGTAAGGGCCTACACCGACAAACGCCTCGATAAACTATCCGCAACAGCCCAGATTGACCAAGAATGGGTGCTCGAAAGATACCGGCGTCTCGTTGAATATAAGATCACCGATTTCTTTAACGATGAGGGCAACATGAAGCCTCTCAGCGAGATTTCCGAAGATGCTATTTTCGCGGTCATGGGTCTTGAGGTTGATACCAAATACGGGGGCGAGGACCAAATGAACGTCATAAAGTCCTTCATTCAGAAGTTCAAACTTCCCAATAAAACTGATTCCCTGAAAGCCCTGGCCAAGCACCTTGGGATGTTCGAGAAGGACAACGCACAAAAGGGCATAGGTGACGCTCTTGAGCGCCTGCTTGATAGGATAGCCGAGCAACCGCAACCGGAGCTTAAACAACCGAATGAAAAATAAATTCTAACACCCAAAAGGAGGATTACACATGCTACACAACGATGGAGGGTCCGAGAGTCCCGGGATGACCATGAAAAGTAAACGATGCAAGCCGGATTACGAAGCAATGATTTCAAAGCTACAGGCGCGGATGCATGATCGTGCTGAAAAGTTTCGTGACGCTGCTCTTGACTATTTTACTAGCAAGAGGGCGAAAAACAAAGCTGAATTGATTGGCGAAATTGTCACCGAGTGCCAAGCGTTTAGAGGTGAGTTTGATTTGCTGATAAAGCAGCAGGAAGAAGACCAAGAATAATAATGAATGAGACTAACCGCCGAACAACTACAATGCAAGTGGACCAGGATGAACAACCTGTACTGGATCATCAATCAGTTCGGGAAAAAGGTTCTGTTCCGGTGTAACGAGGCCCAGAAGCAGCTCTTTGACAAAACGTGGTGGCAAAATTTAATTCTTAAAGACCGACAGCGCGGTATGACTACATTCGTCTGCCTGTATATTCTGGACGATGTTCTCTTCATGCCGAACCTTGAGGCCGGCATAATAGCCCATAGGGAAGCGGACGCGATCAAGATCTTCCGGCGAAAGATCAAGTTTCCTTACGACAACCTGCCTCCCGAGCTAAGGGAAAAGCGCCCATTGATCACCAGCCGGAACGATGAGCTATCATTTCCTAACAACTCCATCGTTTATGTCTCAACGTCAATCAGGAGCGGGACTGTTCAGCGATTGTTGCTTTCGGAATTCGGCAAAGTATGCGCTCAGTTCCCGCACAAGGCCAAAGAGATTGTATCCGGTTCACTTGAGGCGCTGCATCCTAGTTCGATAGTGTGGATCGAGTCAACCGCGGAGGGGAAAGAAGGCTATTTTTTTAACTATTGTGATGATGCCCAAAAGCTGAAACAGTCCGGACGGCCGGCAACACGCCTAGACTTCTGGCTACATTTTTACGGGTGGACCTCGGACCCGAACAAACGCCTTGATCAAGAATACCCTTTGACCCAGGCGGACCATGAGTATTTTGCTAAGATTGAGAAAACATTAGGCATTACCCTAGATAATGAGCAAAAATGGTGGTACGCAGCCAAAAAGAAAATTCAGCGGGAATCCATGATGAAGGAAAACCCTGCGACGCCGGAAGAGGCTTTTATGGCTGCGGTCGAAGGTGCCTATTACGCCATAGAGCTTATGGACGCCCGGGAGCAGGGCAGAATCAAGGCTGTACCGCATGTTGATGGAATACCGATAAAAACATGGTGGGACCTGGGATTTAGAGACTCAACGGCTATTTGGTTCACTCAGACCGTGGGCAGAGAGATCCATGTGGTTGATTATTACGAGAACAACGACAAAGGCCTCCTGCATTACGCAAAGATAATGGACAAGAAGGCGACGGCCGGCGACTGGATCTACGGCCAGCACACCGGCCCACATGACACAATGAAACATGAACTTGGCCCAGGTAAGACGTTAGTGCAGCAGGCCGCGGAACTAAAGGACCCCGTTACGAAGGAAAGCTATGCTTTTTATTTTACCGTTGCGAATAGAATCAACCACCAGCAGGAAGGGATCGAGGCGGTCCGGTCAATCTTACCGTTTTGCTGGTTTGACATTGAGAATACAACCCAGACACTTAAGCAGGGGGTTAGAGAAAAAGAAGTGGGGCTGCCATCATTAGAGAATTACCGGAAAGAATACGACGGAAAGAAAGAAACATACCGTGACCAACCACTTCACAATTGGGCGAGTCATGGGAGTAAGGCATTTGAAACAATGGCAATAACGCATCAATTTGGCACCACGACCGGCCATGACGACCTAAAGGCGGCGTTTGGATAAAACCCGATTACAGGCGATTACGCGGAAACAGAAAGCTATGATTTACGCGAACGTGATTACAGGCACTTACGGGGAACGGGCGAACGACCGACCTCTGATTATCTCCTAAAAGCGGAGATTTGCTGGAGATTTACTAAAAGTTTACATATAATACCTTGCATTATAGATGTCAGGAAGGGGCTTTTTGAAGACAACGCTGCCAAGATGCCAAAGGATATCCTATGACACCCCAAATAATAACAGTCCACAACATCCACGAAGCCATCGAAGACGTCGGCATAGTACCCTACGCTAACACCATCGTCCAGGAGCTCGGCGGCGGGTACTTTTTTGTGGATGCTGAGATGGTGTATGAAATTCCAAGGCACAGTGTCGATTCAGAATATTCATTTAAAAGGTTTGGCGAAAAGGGTGACTATTTTTGGTGGGTCTGGAGGATTTACCCTGTTCCGATGAAAATAGCCTACTTCATCATCCAGGCGCTACAGCTTAAATCAAGGATGGCTCAACTGGGGATCCCGCCGGCCAGCGAGATATTTGAGGGCAGCATGTCTGTCTATCTCACCCCCGGCAAGGAGCTGTTTGGCAAGAAGATCGAGAAATTGACTGAAATACCGGCCGAGTTGAGGCCGGTGGTTGTGGAGAGACTATGAGGTGGGCAGGGTTTAATCCAGAACATCAATACGGCGATGTTATCTATTTCAGCAAGGACGACTGGCCTCTTTCCAGAGCAGGCTTAAAGGAAGCTGTGAAGCACACTGTTTTAAGAATAGTCGAGGCCGTGCCGCCTGAATACTGCGACAAAGTTAAGTATTTTGTACAGGAGCCGCCTGAAGAAGAGTTTTACTCGGACAAAGACCCGTTGGCCGCAGAGATATTTAATAGTGGGTTTTTGGCCTGGAAATATCCTGGAAAACTGTAATTTCATATCTTCAATGATTTCAATAGGCGAGTCAACTACTCCCACAGGCGGGAGACCTCGTCAAAAAGGTGATATAGTGCGAAGATCAATCATCATATTAATAGCCCTAATCCTACTGTCCGGTTGCTGGACCGTCAAGCGCCATGTCATAGCGCCGGATGGATCAATCTATACCGCCGACATACTGAAAGACGATCATGTGAAATTCGAAGATGGCAAGGTTAAGTTTGAGATCGACGGCCGGGGGCGTCCGGGAATGATCGAGCAGGCCCTGGGGATAATATTTCTTAATCTCCCTGATGTAACGCTGGAGAAATGATGATCACAATCACAATGGTTTGCTCTGAGTGTGATACGGAGAGGATTTGTAACGCATGATATCACTGGAAGAACACGACAGCCAGAGGATAAAGGCTGAACATTCCATGAACAAAGATCCGCATCCGAACGGGATTGAGTGCCCTGTTTGCAAAAAAGAACTTTGGGACAGCAGCCCAACGGTAATGCTTTATAGCTACCCGTCACAAAAGCACATACATTGCCCCGAGTGTGGTTATAAAGGATATCGGATATCGTGAACAGGCGCCTCTTTATAAAAACCCTTGCTGTAGCAGGCGGGATGCGCATGCCCCTCAAGAAGGTAATTTATCAATGACTCTTAGCGAACAAACCCCAAAAGAAATATGGGATTCATTGTCGTATGAACAAAGGCTCGCAGCTACGGCCCATGTTTTCGAGAAGATATGCGACAATGCCCGAGAGGGTGGCACGTTTCGGTTTTTAATCTATGACCGCCTCGGGTTTAGGGAAGACGCCTACTTAGCCTTATATCCGGAGGGGATGCAGATCAAAAACGGGTTTTCATTGTGATAATCAACAAACCCTTCACATCAAACATAGACCGAGAGAATCACTACTCGACTTACCTTCACTTCGAGGGCGGGGCGGTCAAGAAATTCTATATGCGGGGATCAATAGCCTGGCCGGAAGGAAAAAATGAAGGCTTTGCATTAATGGCCGGCTATGATTTGACCGAAGATATAGTTATAATCTTTGAAGAATTCCCGTTTTGGACTATTTCGCACTGGTTAAAGGGTGATCAAACTGTTATGGAAAGGCCCGAAGGCGGGTATCACTTGGGATTAATACAGTTTATTGTAGACAACTTCTCAAAGTACAAGTGTTGTTCTTATTTCAGAGGCGGCCAGCATGAAAACATATGGCAAAGGTTTGGCCAGGAAGTTTACCGGACCACAAGGCTACCGAAAGAAACTGAACTGATTGAGGTCCCGTATGTTTCAGAGATAGGAGACGGCTTGATACTGGAAAAGCTGAAAACACAGAAGTTTAAGGGTCAGACTGACAGCGATTTGGACAAGGCCGTAAAACAGTTTTACAATATGCAGGCCGCGAAGGTTGACCATGGCAATGAAATTATGGCGCTCAGGGCGCTGCTTGCGGGTTTTGAGCATCAATCCTGGGTTGACTTGGCGGGGGCGGGATAAATGAGCGAATTCCAACATCCATACGGGAAGGTCCCTGTTTGTGAACTCATTGGCGGTATCGAAATTTATAACGATCCAGGCTTGGGATTGATATGGACCTAGAATACGAGATGATAGAACACGAAGGGAGAACCCTATTCTTTACTAAATAACTAACATTTCGGGCGGTGCCTGGGGCTATAATGAGTTGCAAAGCTTCTCCTGATGCCTGCCGCCGCCCACATAACAATTTGGGCTAACCTGTAGGCATACAGGGACGCAATAGCGAACAATTCAAGGCAGCCGGTGAGGGCTCACCCCCTTACCGAGCTGCCTTTTTTGTTGCCCGAGCACTTTAGCAGGGTGGAGTAAACACTTAAAGCAAGGAGATTTAAAATGAGACCATCGGAACTGCGAAAATTCAGGAAAGAGATCAGCACATTGTTTGACAAGAACGACGCGCTGGACGCCAAGCAGTCGGCAGAGATTGCCGAACTGCAGGGCTTGGTTGACGGCCTTAAAGCGTCTCTTGATTCTATGGGGCCAAAGGTTACCGAAACCCAAGCCCAGCTAAAAGGGGCTATTCGGCGCATTGACGAAGCGATTGCCGTTGCGAATAGGGCGATTGCTGCTATTAGCAAGCGTGTTGCTGGAATAGAGAAGGCTCCGGCCAAGGGTAAATCCAATAAATAAGGCTGGTGTGTAATGATCAACCTGAAAATGACCAAGAAGCAGGCTAAGAAGCGGGACAAGGTTTTATATGGCTCGCCCTCTTCCGAAGAGTCGTACCCACGGGGATCAAGCCTCAGCTTTGAAAAGCCCGAAATCGACAAGATCAAGGCGCTACAGGGTGTCAAGGCTGGTGATCAGGTGGAAATCAAGGCCATTGGCAAAGTGATAGAGGTTCGATCCACGGACGCCGAGAAGGGCCGGTCTCACCGTAGCGTTGAAATCCAGGTCCAGAAAATTGAGATTGGGAACCGGGACGAAGAGGATGCTGCGTTTGAGGAGGATTAATGTCTCAATTTAACGACAGCACATACGTCTGCGGTCTGTCAGAGTTCATCGACAAGACCCTCCTGCGGTGGGCCAATCAGAAAAAGCAGTTTTTAGAGCCGAAGTTCACCCGGAACTATCAAGCCGTCACCAACCGCGACTTCCGGCTAAAAACATGGAAGAAGGGCGAGGCGGAGGGGTGGCGGTCTAAAACATGGATAGGCTACGTCCGGGTTAAGATTTGGAGCTTCTACTCGGTTTTGCTGGATACTGTCCTAAAGGCCGGCAAGATACCGTTCACCCTGGATCCGTCTCCATACGACGACGAGACCATGGAAGATGAAATGCTCGCTGATCGGGACGAACGCATTGACCACATGAAGGCCAAGATCGAGCAGCAGCTTATCGCACGGAAAGCCGACCGGGAATACATGAAGAAATGGCTCTCCGGCGGTTATTACGGCATGGCTTTTTCTAAGTTTAACATTGAGGCCGTTTCTCACACCGAATTCAAACGTGTTGATATGGACATCGGAAACGCTGCCCAATATTTGAGCCCGGAAGAAATGGAACAGTACACCCGGTACGAACCGGCAGAGATCGAGGAGGACGTACCGGGACATCGATATGTATCTGTCTGGAACATGGTCTGGGACATGGAGGGCGACAACTTACAGGAAGGCGCGGGATACGGTGAGCGCATTCTGTCTTCACCGTATGACCTGAAAAAACTCGACGGCCCGGGCTACATTAAAAAGGCAATCGAAAGGGTTATCAAGCGAAACCGCGACAGTGGGGACGACGATGCCAATGTTGCCAAACATCCAGCGATAGAAAGCCTGAGAGATCGTAAAAAGGGTATCAATCGTTTTGAATTTTATATGTTGGCTCCCCGGAAGCTGGTTGATGAGTTCGAGAAGATTGTCAAAACCAAGGAGAAAAGCAGCACCTTTACACTCGGATTAATCGAAGATTACGAGGATGCAGAGTCCAGCGGTGATGATGTTGAGATCATGGGTGAGATTGCCGACAAGGAGATAATTCGGTTTATCCGGAACGAAACCGGTAAGCGCTCTCATCATATGTGGGTTGTTGAGCAAAATCTTGACGAATCAACCGGGACAGGTATCGCAGACAACATGGAAGACGTCCAGGGGTCTCTTGTTGGGATGATCAGGTCTTTCGAGGACAACAAAAAACTGAGCGCCAACGTCACCACGGCCATTAAGGCGAGGTTTTTCAACAAGCCGAGCGAACTGAACGACATTGTACCAGGAAAGAAGTACGACATTTCCGATGCTTGTGACGATGTTAGAAAGGCTATTTTACCGATTGTTTACCCGGACGTTGGAGAGTCGTTAATATCAGGTATTAACCTGATGATGCAGCTAAAAGACGATGTTTCGATGATTCCTACGATCATGCAGGGGTTCACTCTACCGAAACATAAGCCTGATACCGCCTACGAAATGCGCCAGCTTACGGAGAACTCCGGCAAGTACATCGGCCAGGCGATCAGGAACAACGATGAACAGTTTATCGAGCCTGAAATCAAGGACATTTACGAATATAACATGATTTTCGGTGAGGACGAAAGCTGCAAGGTCAATGCCAGGGTTAAGGCCAACGGGTTTACGTCTTTTCAGAGTAAAGAAATTCGCGGTCAACGTATGCAACAGGCGTTAAGTCTGTTTGTTTCCAATGAATTCTTGATGCAAGAGGTCAATATTAAGCCTCATTTGGACATTATTTATGAATCGATGGACGAGGATCCCGAGAAGTTCCTGAAATCAGAGGAGATGAAACAGAGTGAATCACAGCAGGCGCAAGAGGCGCAAGAGGCCGAGGAACAGAAGGCCATTCAGGCTTTTGAGATGGAAGCAAAGAAGGACTTAGACCTGAAGGACCAGGAGCACCAGCACAAATTAGCGGAGAACGACCAGAAGCACGACCAAGACATGGAGACAGCCGAGCAAAAGCACGTTCATAAACTCGAAGAGGACGCCTTGAACGATAAGCGCAAAGAGACCCAGGAGGTCCAGGAATGAACAACCTAACAGAGCCAAGCGTATCAGAGGAAAACAAGATCGAGGAGATATCCACGAATCTTTATCGGCGGATTGAAGAGGAAACAACGACCTTGCTGAAAAGCCAGCTCAAGCAGTTGGGTGTTGAGTATGACCTTGACACCATAGGGGACATAAAAAAGTATGTATTCCCAGCGGACCCTCAAGCCCTGGCGATCTACGAATACCAAGGCCGGAAGATACTCGGCCTGAGAATATCCGACAACGGCATGGGCATTGATTTTGATGTGCCGAACCTAGAAACCCAAGAGGAAAGAGAGGTTCAAAGTGATTAAAGCCAAAGCGTATAAAGGTCAAGTTGTCCATTTGTTCGGAAGCATAAATGAGTATGTCGGAGAGCTGGACACGAAACCGCACAAGAACGGGCCGGGGTGGTACAGGATCTTAAATCCATGCGTAGTCTTCCAGCAATCAGACCCGCAAAAAGGAATCCTGACCAATGTTCTCATGGCCTTAACCGGGCCGGGGAACGCATACAAAAAGTATGTGGATATTCGTATCCCCGATGATTTTGTTATTGAAATCAGAACGGTAAACAAAAGTGGCAATATGTACGAGTTTTATAAAAAGGAAATTGACCGGGTGGTGGCAAACAGAATCATCATCCCCGACGGCTCTAATGTGGTGCCGCTGCAATAATGGACACGGCACACCGGGACCACCTTATAGCCATGCTTCCCAAAACGGAGTATGGTAGGGCGTTCTTTGACTGGATAGACGAGGAAATTGCCATCATCGAAGCGGTCGAAGAGAGCAGCGACAAGATTTCCCCCGACCCGCTCATTGAAGATTTTAGAGTAAAAAGAGGTATGAAAATAGCATTTAAGAGGGTTAAGCGAAAGCCCCAAGAGATTATTGAAAATCAAAAAGGAGGATGATCACATGAAAAAGTTTAATCCATTCAAATTACTGATCTTGTTTTTGGCGGCCTTCGCATTTCTCATTACACCCGCGATAGCCGCTTCACCGTCGACGCTCAAGAAGCAGTCCTGGAAGGCCAAACAGACGTTCAGGCAGGGGATCGAGGTGCGGAATAGCACAGGGTCAACGTACAACGTCGAGAGCAAGAACGCTGCCGGGACTACTACTTTTGCAATTACTCCCGCTGGTGTGGCTACAGTTACGGGCATTACGGGAACCGGAGTTGTTTCAGCGACCAATATTGCCGACACAACCGGCTCGTTTACTTTACAGCTGGGAGCCGGTGGTGTTGATGGTGGCCAAGATGTTGATGAAGCCACCGCACCGGACCTTTCTACCTGTGATGGCGTACCTTGTCTTGTATGGGCTAGTTCGAGTGAAACAACCGCTATCGGGTGGACATTCCGACTGAAGCCAGACTTTGTTTCGGATTTGGTGATCTATGCTTTGGTTAGTTCTAATGCAACGGGGACTGGAACTAAGCTGGGCTGGGCCGTATGGATGAACAAAACCGGTACGGTATTTGATGCGGCTGCTGTACCACAGACCGTTGTTACCAGTACCAGTGCGCTTTTAAGCACTAAGAACGATGTGTTGACGTTGACATCGAACGCAACCGCAGAGGCGCTATACACGGCTGGCGATTGGATCACGCTGGAATTCTTTAACGCATCAACAGACGATAACGATCTGGAGCTAAAAGGGCTTGAAGTTACCTACACCAAAAAATAATAAATGGGCAATGCTCGCAGCCCTGATCCTGATTGCAGTTTCAGTGGTGCGAGTTCCCGTTGCAGAAGGATATCTCAGGTCGTTGTTTCAGTTATTGGCTGAAACCGGAGCATTCTTTTTGTTTGCGGTGTTCATTTATTGTTTTGTGAATAAATGGTGGGGGCTGTTTCTCGCACTGACTTTGTTCTCAACGATATATCCGGGTTTTGGTAAGTGGACCCACATGGCAAGAGGGGTTATTCTCGTCGGCTGTCTTTGGTATGCGCTGCTGGTTTTAACGGTAAAAGACCCGAGGCGTTTACTGGATGCTATTTGCGTGATTGCCATAGCAAATATATTGTTTGCGAACTTACAATATTGTGGATTTGATCCGTACAACATCGCTACTTTTGGTTTGATGGACAGCGCCTCGATTCATCCCACCGGGTTTATGGCAAACAAGAATCTATTGTCTGCATTGCTGGCTTTTTCGTTGACAGCGTTTTTCCGCAAGAGATGGGCCTGGTTTGTCCCGTTTGTTTTCTTTGGGTTGACCATAGCATCGTCATCCGGTGGCGCAGTGGCAGCCACAGTGATGACGTTTGGGTATTTCTTCTTAAAGGACGGAAGGGATGCGCTTCGGAAGAACTTTTGGAAGATGTCCCTGTTGGTTGTATGGTTTTGTTTCTTTACCTTTAAAATTGATCAGCCAGTTACAATTGAAGTTGAGAAGAAAGGCGAAGTTTTAATGATAACTCATGGGCAAGAATCAAGAACAAGCACATGGAAAACAGGATTGGATCTTTATGCACAACGACCATTTTGGGGGTTTGGAATCGGTCACTGGAAGCTGATCTTCAAGAAGATGGCCAAGCCCGGGGCTTCCGTAATGGTTCAGGCTCACAATGAGTATGTTCAAGGCTTGTTTGAAATGGGCATACTCTTCCCCGTTATAATATTGGGTTATTTCATTTCAGCTATACGCAGATACAAAAAAGGAGCCATTTTGTCCATAACGGCGGTAGGCATTATCGCTCTTAATTCGCTCGTGAACTTCCCTTTCCATGTGGCAACTACGGCAATTATGGCGGTTACATGGATGGCGATTTTGGAGATTCAGCTAAGGCAAGAAAAACAAACAATCAAAGGAGTAGTCTAATGGAAACAGAAGACCATGGAGTCTCAACAGATCAGAACGCAGCCGATCCGGGTCCGGGCACGGAGCATGACGAGGACGCGGCGTTTGGGGACGAGACTAAAGAGGACAAGGCCGAAGAGCTGGGGATCGAAGTAGACGAGTTTGAATCCGAGCTCGATGAAGGGGCTGCGGAAGGAGCTGAGGCAGAGGGAGGGGCTGCCGAGGAGGGGGCGGGGGAGCAGACCGAGGCCGACAAAGAGGCCGCCGAGGAGGTTGCGAGGGAGGCCGACGAAAAGGCAGAGGCAGAGGCTAAAGAGAAGTCCGAAGCAGAAGCTAAGGCCAAGCTTGAGGCCGGAGAAACGGCTGAAGAGACGGCTGCGCGGGAAGCCGAAGAGGAGGACATTGCTCGGGGCCAGGAAATTATTGATGCAGAAAAAGAAAAAGAAGCCGAAGCGGTCAAGGGCGAAGAGGGCACCGATAAAAAACCGGCAGAAGGCGAGGGGTATTCACCCTTTGGGTTTTCGTATGGGCCTGATGATATTAAGTTTGTCCATTCTGTTGTACCAAAAGACCTTCTTCCCAAAGAGCCAATGACGCTGGAAGACGGCACCGAGCTTGATTTTGAATACTTTCAGAAGGAAAACCCGGAGTTTTTGCCTGCGGTGGCGGCCGTAACCAAGAACATCATTGATCAGATGTTGGCCAACAATGCTTTGATTGGCGGTGATGCTGTTGATAATCAGTTATTCTTTCGCACGGTGACAAACAAGGCCGATGGCGTACCCAAGGCCGGGGAGATCCATGGGAGCGAAGATTTTAAAAAGTGGATGCCCACCCAACCGGAAGCCATCCAGGCGCTTATGAAGTCGAGCGATCCTTATGACCATATCCGGGTTTTTAACCGTTTTTTGGGCGAAGAGGGCCTGAGTAAAGCCAAAGAGAAGGTTGTCGATACCGACAAAAAGCGCAGGGTCCAGAAGAAAAAATTCGATTCGGTTCACAAGAGCACGGTGAAAAGCAAGAGGGCTGCCCAGAAATCCGCCGCCCTGGGCGAAGATGAAGAAACAGAGGCGTTTGAGTCTGATGAAGACACCGACGACATTTATTAAAAACGAAATACCCGACGAAGTTACGCTCCGTGTTCCCGACGGAGAAGAGGTTCGGTGTCCTCATTATGTTCACAAAAAAAGAGGACCCTGTAATAAGAAGTTTTTTAATGGGAGACCATCGCCTGATCCGCAACAGTTTAAATGTGGCGGGTGTGGGAAGGTTACAACAATTCAGCGCATAGTGTAGCGCGTAATATAAAACAGAGAGTCATTAGAACTCCAAGTCTTTAGAACCTTTAGAAAAAGAGGAGGAGTTCCAATGCAAAATTTTAACGCAGCAGGAGACATTGGCTATCGCTCAACCGGCTTGGTCAAGAAACGCCTTTTACGGCGAGGTAATTACAAGCTGGTTGCCGGGAAGTTCGGACAACCCTTTACTCAGCCGAAGCACACCACGCTTACCGCGAAGTGGCGCCGGTATGACAACTTTCCCACCGCAGAAGCCCCGCTTTCCGAGGGCATCACCCCCGCCGGCCGCAAGCTGGCAAAAACCGATGTAACAAGTACGCTGCAACAGTACGGCGACTGGGCCGAGCTGACAGACATTGTGTTTGATACCCACGAAGATGACGTTCCCAAGGAAACCGTCAATCTCTGTGGTGATCAGATGGGCGAGACCGTCGAGGTTGTTACCATTGCCACCTTAAAAGCGGGCAGTAATGTTTTTTATGCCAACAATGCCGGCAGCCGGTCAGCAGTAAACTCCCCGCCCCTGGCAGGCGATTTCAAGCGGATCGAGCGGTCCCTTGCCAAAAACAAAGGCGAGATGATCACCAGCATGATCAAGGCCACCCAACTCGTATCCACCGAGCCGATTGACCCCGCCTTTATCTGTATGGGTCATACCGACCTTAAGGCCGACATCGAAGGCCTGGAGGGCTTTGTGCCTCGCAGAAACTACGCGGACTCTACCAAGGCGCTTCATCCTTCCGAGGTTGGTTCGCTGGGAGTCTTTCGTTTCTGTCTGACCCCGCTTTTTGAGTCATGGCAGGCCGCCGGGACCGCCGGCACCACATACCTTACCAGCGGAGACATTCCCTCAACATCCACGGCCGCCGATGTATTTCCGATGATCGTTGTCGCAAAAGATGGCTATGGCACCGTGAGACTGCAGGGTAAGAACGCCGTGAAACCGGCTGTGGTCTATCCGAAACCCGTAGTGGGTGATGAGTTGGCACAGAGGGGATTTGTAAGCTGGAAGATTTACTACACGTCCGTAATCCTCAACAGCTCATGGGTTGCCAGATACGAAGTAGCAGCCACTGCTGTTCCGAGCTAAACGCCCGGAGTTTTGAGGGTTTTTAATTTGTAACCATTAATTTTTAAGGAGGACACCATGAAAATTATTCAAGGAAATTTTTTGGGGACCGGGGTTGATATCTACCTGTGCCTTGGAACTATCCCTCGATGGATCTGTGTTACCAACCTGCAGACCGCCCAGCCTATCCAGACGATCTGGAGTCGCGAAATGATGACCGAAATTCTCACTGTTGGCGGTATCAATATAGTAGCGGCCGGCACGGTCACAGATAACGCTTATGGCGAGGGTATTGATCCGTATTATGGTGGCGACATTATGACCACCACCAACCAGACCGACGTAGCCTATGCCGGTAATCCTGTCTACATCGAAAGAGACGACAAGGATTACCGGTACTACACCAACGCTGCAGCCGGCATATCGGGCGATGCTTCCACCGAGGACATTACCACTTGGCAGCTTGACACCTCGGGAGCCGGAACGGGTCGGTTTAACGCTGACGTTGCCGGGACCTATATCGGTAAGGGCAGCCGGATTGTCATTCAGGACGACAACAACAAGCATCGCAAGGAGGCTTATATCACCACGGATCTAAGCTCTTCCGGCGGAGGAGCCAACGAGGTTTATCTGAACCAGGACATTGCTTCCGGCAAAGTTCAGTTCATCGGCGGCAAGTACAGCTATATCGCCGTGCCTATTGGAAAGGTATCCAAGGCCGGGGTTATGATTGGCAATGCCACGACCAACGAAAACGACATGATGATAGGCTTCACGGCATTTTGCGACTAATCAAAAGGGGTGGCAACCCCGCCCCTTTACAAAACTTAATAACATGGAGGATTGAATCATGACAGAGGAACATGAGGGTAATAAAGCCCCAGAGTCCCAAGAAGAAGAAAAGAGGTTTATCAATAAATTTACGCGAATCGTGCAGGAGCCCATTTTAAAGAAGTTTGAAGAGAACAACAGGGCCGAGATTGCCGAATCGTCCCTGTTTGTTAGGGATGCTTTTGACCAGAAGTGGAAGAAGGTTACGGGAAACAGTTATTACCAGCCGACGACCACTATTCAGCCGGTGCACCTTCCCGGCCAGAACGTCATGGAGCGCAGTGATCCCAGATCGAAGAAGTACCGGGCCACTGTAATCTTTTCAAGGGTTATGTGGACAAAGATCAGAAGGAAGATCAGCAAGAAGTTCGTAGACCTTTATATTCTCCACGGTGAGGTTGCCGATACCAACAAAACCCGGCCTATATTTCAGAATCTTGCGGTCAACCGCCTTAAAGAAGTTATGGGCGAGAAGGACGCGGAGCTGATACTGAAAGCGGCCAGGAACAAAGACAAGCCGACCATGGAGGGAGAAATAAAGGGCACGTTCGAGTTAGAGGTTGAGGGATATTGGGAAGTTCAGTTTTCTCCCCAGAAAGATCCCAACGACCCTATTGACGTCCGCCTGATGTGGGAAGGTCAATGCCTGATCATAAAACGCATGGTTCCGGTTGTATTGCCTGGGTTTTATTTGGAAGTCGCCGACAACTCAATGAGAGACCATTTCATCCAAACGCCCAAAGACGGCCGGAAAAAGATAGGGACTGTTCAAGAATATCCCTACACCGTTTTTAGGCCGGCGCAGATGGATGAATACCTCAAGCAGAAGTCGATCGGTGATAAGATCATGAGAGATGTGAGGAATCGGCAAGACGGTTAGCGGCTAAACAGTACATGGAGGGCGGTAGATGTCCACAGATATATCTGATTGGCGTACAGAGGTAGCGTATTTTGTTCCTGGTGTAGACAATACGGAATGTGATGCCGCCGTTTTAAGGGCGTGTATCGATTTCTGCAACTACACTAAATTGTGGAATGAGAAACTATTCCCCATTGACACCGTATGTATCGAGGATGCTTCTGATATTCAGTTTGTGAACGATGCTCCGGCGTTTATTACGGTCACGCCTATATCTTCGGGTACGACTGACGGAACAACTGCCAGCAAGCTTGTTGATTCTGATGTCGATTTCGTAACAGACGCCGTTGCTATTGATGATGTGGTCCACAATCTTACGGATAACACCTTTACTGCCGTGTCTGCCATTGACGACCTGAACACGCTTTCCCTGGACGATGATTATTTCATAACGGGGGAAGATTACAGGATTTACACCGGCACCGCCAGAACTCTGACGGATTTTACTGATTATTTTGCTGCCGGTGAAACCATAGTCACAAATCATCAATCATCTGAGGCCGATGAGAAAGACAACACCGGTCCTTTTGTGATCGCTGCATCCGGGGTAACGGCTGACAGCTTAGTATTATATACAGGGGAGGTAGTCGTTGGAGATACCTCCATATCTTCTCTTTACATCGCCAAGTCTGTGTACGCCCTTTCTTCCGGAAATGGTGACATTGTTGAAGTCACCGCTGCGAAGTTCGACGGCAAGGTTTTGATACCTAAAGGTGAGCCGTGGCTGGATGAGTATATCGACAACTGGCGGGTAGGTATGTCTTCGATCCCTGACTATTTTACGGTGGACAGTGACAAAAATCTAAGAATGGTCCCGGTGGTTAGCGATCAGATTGAAAACGGTATCGAGGTTCAGGTTGCCTTAAAACCCAGCAGGACCGCAACCACTGTTGAGGACTTTTTATATGATGATTGGTTTGAAGCAATCACAGACGGAGCTATTGCTCGTTTGTTGAGTCAGACATCTAAGCCGTGGCGAGATTTCGAAGCAGCCGGGTTTTATTGGGGTCGTTACGATTCCTATAAAAACGATGGCCGATCTAGGGCTATTGACGGGTATTCGGAGGCCATAGGCAATATGGAGGCGTAGCACAGTGCGATATCCTAAAACATTTACGCGACAAGCTACCCATTCCCCCACAAATCCGCGAAGGGCTGAGTTAGTACCGACTCCGTTGTTTGCTCATTTTAACGGTGGCGCCATTACCGTTGTTGAAAAAGCCTTGATACCAAACGGTGGCTTTTCAATGGTGCAGAACATGCGCCAAATGCCCGCAGGGATGAAACAAAGGGCGGGGCAAAGCAAGCTCCACCCCATCGCTGACGGCACAAACAGGGCGCTTTCCTTGTTTCAATTCTCAAAGGGTAAAACAACCGAGCGAATCACATATGCCCAGATGTCAGACGGAGACGTACTTGAGGCAGCGACCGCACCGCCCGGGGTAGCAACCACTGTTTTTGGAAGTGAGGCCTATTCCGGATCAACCGGACAGATTCCCGCCTCATGGGCGGTTTTAGATGATGTCATGTTTCATTCCAACGGTGTGGATCAACATCAATCTTATCCCGGAACACTCAGCTATATAGACAGGTTTATTGTTTATAAAGACACCGGGGCGATTGCCGTTATCCCGGAAAAAGGTGAAGATTACTCCGTAGAGGTTGCCGATGGTCTGGACACTACCGTAGCGGTTTTAGATTTTTTGGGAGACCTTGCTGTTGATTACGACTGTATATTTATCAAAACCGCCTTTCCGGCTAAACAGTTCACATGGACGATATCCAAGGGCAATGTCGCCGCCTCGGTAGGAGATATTAATTACTGGAACGGTGCATGGGCCGACCTTACTGTTACCGACAACACCAAGGACGCAACCCCGGCGACATTGGCCCAAAGTGGCTCAATGACCTTCACCGCACCGACCGACATGATTCCTCATTATTTATTCGGAGAGTGTGGATATTGGTATCAGTTCCATCTTGATTCAGGGGATCTTGACGCAGAGGTCGAGGTTACTGCAGTAACTTACGAGGCCAGTTGGCAGAACATCGAGAATGTTTGGGACGGAGTTCCGGTGCCCGCCATCGAGGTCCAGGTTTACGATAAAGCCGACGACACCTACTCCACCTATTCCTCATCGTCCGTTACCATTAGCGATCTTGTGTCTGATGCTGCCGGCGCCGACGACATGGTTTATCTTAGCTCCGCGGATCCTCTTGTCGGACTCTATGTAGACGTTGGAAGCACTCCAAACACCGTTGACACCACCACCTTGTATCAAGTTGAGTATTGGAACGGGACCGCATGGGCAAACGCTACCGCAACTGACGGAACAAGCGGTATAAATAAGTCCGGATGGATTACGTTCGCAAGACAGGCCGCTGTTCAGCCTACCCAGTTTAACGACACCAAGTATCATGCTTATTGGTACAGATTTTCCGTATCAACGGCTGATGTAAGCTCTGGTGTGGTGATCAGCATAGAAACAATGCCGTATTTCGACATTAACGATTTTGGCAGCAAAGGGTTTACCTGTTGTCCGTGGAAAGGGCGCATGTGCTACACATTCAATGAATTTCCTCATTGGACATATGTTTCGGCCCACGGCAAACCGTTATCATTAAATGGGAGCGACTACGGACCCTTAGAGGCCGGGGATGGCAGAGCAAATAAGATAGTCTCCATGGAGAACGTCCTGCAGGAACTAATCATATTCCAGGAAGAAAAAGGAACCGGCGGCGGGTGTATTACCATGTACCAGGGCAATTCACCGGCTAATTGGGGCAAAACGATATTGTCAACCAAGATAGGATCTTTGAACGCTAAGTCTGTCGCTATTGTCGAAGGTGCCAAAACCTCCACCATGACACACGAAAAGATCGGCACCCGGGCTTACTTTTTAAGCCACACAGGGGTTATGGTGGCCAACTTTTTAGACGACATAGAGGCCGTCTCCGATGATATTCAGAATTATTTCGACCCGACCGGCTCGGAATGTATCCGAAGAGGACAAGAAAACGAGATGTGGCTAGAGTACGACTCGGCAACCAATGTACTAAGGGCGTGTTTAATCTGCGGTCATACAGAAGATGATTGTGCCGATGACAGTACTTCCGGTTGGAGTATCGCGGTTGACGCCGTTAATTCTGCAATAGCGTTTTCTACTGACCATTATACCCTTTCTTCTTCCGGTGACGCTAACGAGATTTTTTATATAGGGAGTCTTTCTTTAAGGAAAGGCTGGTCTTATCGATTGCTTATAGACTTTAAGGACGGCACGGAAACCAGTGAAGTCGTTAACCTTGTCAATCTTAACGGAACAGCCGTCGAGACTTCTACCGCGGGTACGACTACCGCAACTTCAACTACTGTAACCCACGACTTTACGGCCACCGACGACACTGACGGTATAGGTATCCGGATCCCCGCGAACCTGGCAGGGAAAAACATCCAGATCAAAAACGTAATATTGCAGCAATACGTTTATCCTGTCTACAGCCTGGCACGGCGGGAGTGGTCTTTTGATGCACCAGGACAAAAGCTCTCATGCATGGCCGAGATCGAGGCCGCCACTGGTGAAAACCCAATATTGCAAATAGCCGGAGGAGTTGATGACGGGTTTATTTATCGCCTGAATAACGGCACGAACGATGTCACAACCTCTTATCCAATAGACGCTTTTACCCGGATGGAGTTTGGATATCCCGGACTAATGGTTGAGTGCCGGGACGCTGCCCTTCGAATGAAAGCTCAAAGCGCTGGAAATGTAACAATAACACCATATTTAAACGGTGTTGCACAAACGGCTCTAACAAAAGCCATGACCGTCAATGCCACAGGAGACGAATTAAGGCGCTGGAGATTACCCGATTTGCAGGAAATTGCAACCGAGCACCTTTCTTTAGAGTTCAGGAATAAAGTTGCAAGCCAAGAATTGTATTTATACGATTTAGCGGTTTGGCTAAACGCCGACGAAACAAGATGAACAGACGCACAAACATAAAAAAACCTGTCAATGACCTGGATTATGGTATCAGGGCGTTTGCCAGCGATAAAAGCAAGGGCGAACAGGCTCGAAGGTCTACGGCTAAACAGCAACATGATGCTGTTGGGAGTCATCCATATTCAGTCTTTAAAAGACCGTATGGACAGGACAACTATCAGGCCATGGAGTATTTGGGAGATTTTCCACCGGGTTTCTTTCCAATGGGGCCGTTTTTGCCGGATGTGCCCGGTATGGAAATGCCGGTACCTGATTGGGACGTATATATTCCCTGGAACCTTACATTTTTTTGCACTTCTTCTTTATGCTGGTGTGAGGGTGGGGAAGTATGTAAAACGGTTAGTTGCACCTATGAAATCGTTAGTGCTTTGTTTGTCGAAGGTGACGGAAAAGGATGGGGTCTGACAGCATCAAAAAGCAATCTTTGCATAACCGCCCCTGCTGATGCTCACGGCTCACAAAATATTGACATTTACATGAGAGCTAAAAGACCTTGGCCGAGCCCTCACGGTACGTCAGAGTTTGTTTTTGGTACGCATTGCAATATTTCCATACCTGAGTGTAAGAAGGCGGAATGCTGTAGCGGAACTGTCACCTCTTGGGATAGCGTTAATAGTGCTGATACAGTTGTGAGAGAGC